TTCTAATGGATTTGTTGCATGCATTGTTAGGTCACGCAGATCACGCAAGAGTCCACCCATATGGCGAAGAAGTTCTCCCCATTGTTGCTGTGTCATCTGATTAACACCTGCAATGTTCTCCAAGCACTTAACTTGAAGTTCAGATACAGAGTCAATAATAAGACTCTTAAATTGATGCTTACCTAGTTGTAACCACTGGTATGTCTTAAGAACAGTGTCATAGTCACGAACTGTAACTACACATGTATCCCAAGTACCATCTGCTACAGGTGGCTCCTCACGAAGAGGATCCCAATACTTAACAATGATCGGGAGGAAGCGGTGTCCACCCTCAACATCAAGCATTAGGCGTGGATACGGTGCAGTAACAGCAAAACTGGATTTACCAACCTTACTCTCTCCATACACCATAACGGTAAGAGAACGTTGAATATTGCTCATCGTCACTCACTTCCTTTTTTGTCGGTTTCATAATACGCATAAGGATCTGCTTCCTCATACGAATCGCTAAGTGCTTGTTCAGCGGCGCTTCCGTCGTCAAACATCGGGCATATAGCGAAAAATTGGCACTTCCATTTGCAATCACGACTTGGTGTCGGATATGCAACAAATGAGTGATCTGAGCCAGTATCTAAAGCTCTACGAACATTCATAAGATCGGAGATTGTTCCGTGGATTCTATTCCAGAAGGAACGCATTGTAAATACATTATGGTGAACTTCTACTTGATCATAAAACGGTGGGCGAGCAGTTGCTGTTCTCTTTACCTTCTTAAGAAGTGTAAAGATACCTCCATCCGAACGTTGATCTTCATCAGCCTTTGTAGCTTCAAGAAGCATATATGTCATAACTTGCTCGTTCATATGAGCAAGGTTTCCAAAATCTCCTAGAGAACCACCAACAGTCTTAAAGTCACGGAACATACGGACCCCGTCTACCTTACGACGAACACGCATATCAAGCTTTCCTTGTAACTCAACTTCTCCATTAAACAACGGAGCAATAATTGTTTCTTCAGTAGAAATCATTTCAAGTTCTGCATCAATACCTTCTTCTTTAACCCACTCTTCATAACCCTCAAGCATGATGCGACCCATCTCGGCTTAAGCTTCAAGAGAAGATACATCTAAAAAGTTAGATAGAAGAACTTCTTTATCTACATTTACTAATCTTGCATGAGCATCTAAAAGAGGTACGCCGTTTGCGTAGTGATCATCTAGTGCTGCGTGAATACGGCTACCAAAAGCTAGCGCACCAGTCTTGTCACGGAACTTAGGTTGCATACGACGATAGTAGGCAAGCCACCACTTACGACGACAATCTTTAAATGTTTGAATCTCAGAGTTAGATAACCTAACTACACCACTCATAGCACTCCCGCCTTATCATCCTTGAGCAACTTCATTAGTTGATCTTTATCTCGCACAATCTGTTCAAAGTTATCTGACTTTGTCTCAAGCACTTGGATAACTCTCTCTTCTATTGTTCCTTCAGTAACATAATCCATAATTAAAATAGAGTCGTGGATTTCGCTACCAATGCGGTGTACTCGATCCAAGGCTTGACGATGATCAACTAGTGACCAAGGTCGCTGTAGCATAACAAGACGGCGAGCAGCGGTCAACGTGATACCCACACCACCTGCTTGGGCTGTAAAGAGAACCCACTTAATGTTTCCTGCTTGGAAATCATCTACGGCTCTCTGACGCTCATCTTCATCTTGAGCACCAGTAATTAGCCCGTGCTTAATACCAGCCTTAGTTAGTTCTGCGCTAAGAAGATCAATAAGCTGACGAGATACGGCACAAACGGCTACAGAGTCGTCTCCAAAGTCGCCATTCTTAATATCATCCATAAGTGAATCAACCTTACAAGATGGACCTGCAAGAACTGTCTTCATCTCCCCAGTTGACTCATCAACTTCCATAGTTGCGTAAGAACTAGCAAACTGAAGTAAGCGAGTTGTCTGAGTTAGGATTGATGGGGCAGTAACCGCATCTCCATTTTCCAACTCAGCAATCATTGTGTCACGCATCTGGTCATAAGCTTTCTTCTGCTTAGTTGACATTTCAACATCACGACGCTCATTCATAACTGGTGGAAGCCAAGGGAGCACTACCTTCTTGAGCATACGACGCATTACAGGGTTAACGCTCTTATGGAACTCATCTTCCATATGTGGCTTAACACCAATAACCATCATTCCACCAAACGCATTGAGCATGATGTCAATCATTCGATCAATCCACTTTGTCTTTGATGGCCAGTCGATAGGAGATAACCAGTGAAGAATTGACCACAGGTCAACAACATCTTTAGCGATTGGAGTTCCAGTAAGTGCAAAGCGGATAGGAGCATCGCCAGTTGCAGCCCAAAGAGCACGAGTCTGCTTTGATTTTGGTTCTTTAGAACGGTGAATTTCATCTGCTACTACGGCTTGAAAATCAATTTTGTTAAGTTCTCGTGGAGTGACTTCACAACGAGCCTCTGTCACAGCAGGGTCCTGCCCGCCCATTGCAACACATTTGACCAAAGCAATAGAGCCATAGCCAGACAGTCTTGAGTGAGAGCGAAGTGATTCCCAGTTAATAATAAATACCTGTGCTTCTTCGTTAGCAAACTGCTTCTTGCGCTGCACAGCAGAACCCTTGATAACCTGAGTCTTTACTCCCGGCCACCATCTTTCAAACTCTCTAGCCCAATTCTTCTTCAAAGTGTTAGGGCAAACAATAAGCGCTGGGAAAACATCTTCTCCATTGTCCTGAAGTTTTTTAAGAGCACGAATAGCCTGAGCAGTCTTACCAAGGCCCGGTTCGTCTGCAAGAAGGGCTCGCTTAGCAGTGCTAAGAAAGGCTACGCCAGCCCGCTGATGTGGAAAAAGGTCTTCATCACCCTCATAGGTCTCAAGCTCTCTAAGAGCATTAGCAGGAGCAATTCTATTATTGAGCTCATTAGTCGCCCACTCTGTTAAAGCAGGTCCTACAAACAGGTCTTCCTTGAAGGTTGACCGTAGAGCAAGGCAAGTTGTCCAGCTAAGTGGAACAGTCCAGACCTGCTCCTTAGGGCTCCAGGAAGCCCCTGGAAGGCTCTTACAGAGCTCTTTAAAGCGCCAGTCAGCGGTTATGAGGATGTTGTTCTTGTCTGGGTTTATATCTACTGTTACTGCCATTTTCCCACCTACTCCTTAGCGTCACTACATCAAGTAAAACATACTACTGAAGATATTGCAAACTAAAAGTTTTTAAATAGTATCTTTAGTCTAGCAGAGTTCTTGGAACCCAGCCAGTTTTAACTAGCCTTAGTAAGGCGTGTCTCATTGCATCATTTGCATGCCCTTCGCCCCCTATATGCCAAGTCCCAAGCTTCTTCAGGACTGGGTTGGGGAACATATTCTTGGCATCTGCTGGAGACTGCAAAACGATCTTTTCTGGGTCATACATATTGGTGCGACATAGGTGCTTGAGGACACCAATCTGCTCAAGGGAGTACGGAGCCTGAGAGTTACGGACTGTCTGAGCATTGATAGTAAAGCGCTCGCATACAACAGTAAAGTTTTCTTCTTGCTTCTGGGTATTTAAAATTGTGTCAACTACTAATGCAAACTCTTCTGGTTGAACCTCTTTTGAAAGTATTACGTTGGGTACTGGGTCAGACCCATTCCACGACATAAATACAACACCTGTTGCTTTTCCTGGATCTACAGCTAAAACATATTTAATCATGCGTACTTTTCCCCCCAGTTTTCCATTGGACCATCTATGCCAGAGGTTAGTGGAACAGCCCAGCCTTCGGTGGTGGTCATACACTCTTGAACAGTTCTCTTGAACTCTTCGACTTGATCTTTTGGTGCTTGTAAAACAATTTCATCGTGCACTGGAACAATTAGGTGTTCGGTGAGATCTGCTTGATCCAACTTAACGAGGTTGCTTTTAAATACTTCAGCAGCACCACCTTGAATTAGATAGTTAACAAGAGTGTAGACACGCTCTTCATCGCAAGGGATACGACGACCAGTCCAAGTATGAACATATCCCTGCCCTTCTGTACGCAATCTATTCATTCCAATATTTTCAATATGTTTCTGAAACATCATCATGCCGGGATAGTTAGCATCAAATGAGTCAGACACAGACCGCATCTGAGGTTCTGATACTCCAGCAGTCAAAGCTTGCTTAGCAACACCAGCACCATAGAGTCGTCCGTAGACAACACCCTTGATGAGGTTACGACGCTTGTCTGATCTTTGCATATCTGGTTCTTGATAGACCTGACGACCAATCTCAGTAAATGGATCAGAGCCAGTTGCATCTGCCTTATGAAATAGAGAGATGAGGTTTGGATCTTGAGATAAAGATGCAAACATACGGAACTCAACCTGATCTAAGTCGGAAGAAATAATCACATGGTCAGGGTCACGAGGTAAAAACGCTCTGCGTACTGTTTCGTCTCCCTTAGGAAGAGTCTGTAAAGCTGGATCAGTAATAGACATACGAGATGTACGAGCACCTAGAGTTTTTACCGAGGGATGAAGAAGTCCATCTACATTTTTATTAATAAAGTTTAGGAAGTAGGTATTAGCTAACTTGTCTGCCTTGCGCTGCTTAAGCACAATCTCAGCTAGGTTCTTTACCTCTTCATTACCATTAATTGTTAAAAGTTTAAGTTGATCTTTGCTGGCAGACTTTGCTCCAGATGGAGTTGTCTCTGTAATGTCTGCACCAAGCTTTTCAAATAATCTAACTAATTGAATGTTACTAGTAATACTTGCACCACCATAAGTTTTAGCTGCCCACTCTTTAACAGACTCTGCGTAAGAAAGAAGTTCGTTGTACTTCTGTTTAGAGTAGTCAAGATCAACACGAGCACCGTTAATCTCCATACGAGTAACAATCTTGCGTGTAGCCATTTCAAGTTCATATGCTTTGTTGTATGGACCATTTGGCCCGCATTTTTGATAAAACTGTTCCCACAGACGCATAGTCAACACAGTATCGAGAGCACCGTAAATCCAATATGGTTCATAGTTAGTTGGGACAGTTCCCCAAGTCCAACCATTCTCAACAAGACCTAAATCAAGACTCTCCTGCATTGCTACTGCTTTACCATCTACATAGCGAGCAGCAAGTGGCTTAAGACCGCCGACACCTAGTGGATCGATGATGTGAGCCATAATCATTGTGTCGTGTGCACGCTGCCAAGGAAGATCCCACTTAGATTTAACTGCAAACCATTTAGCTTCAAATGCAATATTGTGACACACAATAGGTCCATGAAACTTTCTCATTGATTCATAAAAGACACCATTCCATTCATCCCAAGGAATAGACCATCCCTGCATTCCATCTCCAACTTGAACAAGACGAAGATCGCCGTGCCAAGGAGATAGTGCATCAGACCGCTGACCGCCGGGGCGTTCACCAGTCTCGGTGTCAATTGCAATTGCGTCGTAAGGACGTCTTTCACCTAACCAAGTAAGAAATTGGCCAGCTTTTTCTACAGAATCAACAAGGTGAAGTTTTACATCACCTAGTCCTTGCGTCGTTTGGTTGTCGCTCATTCTTTCCTAACTTTGTTTAAGGGATCATTTCCACTCTGTAGATGGAATCTATCCTTTCGTCATTCGGAGCCGATCTTTCGAGAAGCCTTTGAGCAACGTTAGTAAGGTATCTTGCCCCACCTTGGTCATATTTGTAAAGTGCATCTAGTACAGCAGCTGGGTCCTCGCTTACCTGAGCCCAGTTGCGGTCTGTTTCTGGGAATATAACAGGAAGATCTTTAGAAGGATTACATTCCTCGCATGGTAAAGAGTCTTCTTTCAATACATCTGCACTATCTTCCTTTAAATAGTATCTCTTTACAAGTGGACACGCCGCACCATGAAAAATAAGTGAAACTCCGACACGGGAAAGAACATATGAACCGTTTTCTGTTTTAAAAAGCTTGAACTCAATCCAACGTGTAGATCCACGACGCCAAGAAGTTGACTCTCCTAATAGGCGTCCATTAAATTGAAGTGTTCGTGATCCATCTTTAACTTCATGCATTTGGGATTTCTTCCCCTGTCTCTGGATCATGGCTGTGAAGACTGTCATCATGTGGTTCATCTATCTCTGGTCTAAACGTTATTAAATTCCACCATGCATTCATTTCTTGAAAGATCTCGTTTAAAGAATCCCATTCAGGAATGATATATGTTGTTAGAGGGGTACCTGTAGGCATTAGAGTAGATAGGGATGATAAATCTTTAAAATAAGTATGTAGGTTTAGAAGATGTTGTTGGATAATTTCATCAGTGAGAAACTCTCGTTCTTCTTCGTTATAAAAATTAATACCAGTGTCAATCATAGAACCGTCAATAGCTTCTACAGTTTTTCTAATTAGAGGTCTTTTTCCGACCTCGTACAAGGCTGAATAAGTTATCATAGATTCTCCTTAAGTCGCTTAATCTCTTCTGAAAGTAAGTCTATCTCACTTTGTTGTTTCTTGACTAGCTCTAAAACAAAAACAGAAAGAAGCCCATAATTAATACTATCCACTTCTCCTTTTTCATCGTATCCAACAATTTCTTCAACACCCATCTCGACTGCTTCTTCAGCAATATATCCGTAGTCCCATTCGCGGTTTTTGCTAGCCATTCTTGCTTGATTGCGGTACTTAAATTTTTTCGGCTTAAGTAGGAAAAGTTTATCTAGATCCATAGAATAGTCAGAAATCTCTTTCTTAAGTTTTCTAGAAGAGGTGATGTTTGAAAAGTGAGTGTGACCACCGTGACCGACGTGGCCACCAGCAAAAGAAGTATCTACACGACCGTGACCATGACCAGAGGTAGCGTATCCCGAGTGTGTGTGAGTCGCAGTTGCAAAAGCTGTAGAGCTAATTGAGACGGTTCTAGAGCTACCGCTTCCAGACACTGAAATAGGGCTTGATCCAGAAAGGCTAGTTATAAGACCAGACGGGAGTCTATTTATACTGATAGTTCCTGTTGTAATGCTATCTCCACTTACACTGGAAATTTTTCCATTAGTAATACCACCAGCTAGCATGGCATTGGTGATTGACGGGATTAATGATGTAGAAAACGTTCCGCTAGTAATCTGAGATGCAGGTAAACTTGGAATACGAGATGTTGGGAATGTTCCACTACCTATCTTAGAAGCATCTAATGACGGTATTTTATCTGAAGTTATTGCTGGAATACGGGCATCAGAAAACACTCCAGAGGTAATTTTACCTGCAGCTAAGTTTGGGATAAAAGAATCTGCAAATGTTCCAGAGGTAATTTTAGATGTGCTTAAACTCGGAATATTTCCATCGGCAAGGACTCCGCTAACTTTTGAAGCAGATATAGAAGTAAGTTGACTATCTAACACATTTCCAATAAGTTTTGAAGAAGACATACCTGCAATTTTTTCATCAGGAATTCCGCCAGCAAGCTCTGTAGTTCCAACAGCTCCACCTAGAATCTGAGCAGAAGTCACAGAGTCAGTTGCCAGCTCGGTTGAGGTAATAGTTGAAGGTGCAATCTCATTGGCAGTTACAGAATCTTGCTGTATTTGATCTGTTCCTACAGAGTTTGTTGCTAGTAGATCTTGTGTAATAGCATCAGTCTCTATTTGACCAGTTCCTACTACACCTGCAGTTAGACTTCTACGTGTTATAGCTGAGTCAGAAATGAGTTCTTGTCCTACAGCACGGGGTGCTATATTTTTAGACACAACGACTTTGGAAGCAAGCTTAGTGGGTGCAGGACGAGTCTCTAGGTATCTAAGTCGCTTCTGGACATCAGTGATGTTTCCAGCAATACTTTTTCTTCTAGATCTACGGCGAGTTGCCATTATTGTCCTCCTGTTGTGTTTAAACCAGATTCTTCACCAGACTTGTCCACTTTCCAGTCGGTAACAAGTTCTAAATCGACTGTTTCTGGGAAAGAAGGATTATCTGGCACAGATACTTTGTAACCGTCAATTTTTCTTACAATGATGTCGTTTCTTGGTTCCTGATCGCTAGCTAATCTAGCAAGCACAAAAGGGTCATCAATAACTAATGAACACCACTGGCCGGGAAAATATGTGCCAACTACAGGATTGAGAGATCCATTAACAGATACATTAAAGTCTCCCATTGGAGGCTTTGACTCGTATAAGTATTCAAATGCATATGAAGTTAAAATTTCTTCGTCTGCTGTGTTATTTATTATCTCTACTTGATCAAGTAGTGGCCAGCTTTTGCCTACAGGATTATTTAAAAGACCGCTGTCAGCAGCAACAGCATATGGTTGGCTTGCAGCATCAGATAGATCAGTGATGTTGCCTTCTACAAAAAATCTAGTTGCAGCATCTTCAGCACTTTCTTCTACAGTAAACGTAGAGATAGATCCAGGATACTCGAAGACAAGAGTGTTGTAGCCTAAACGCTCTTCATCACTCATCTGTGCACTTTCTGTTATTTCATTAGGGTTTTCTATATTTAAAAGCACTAAAGTTCTAGTAAATGAAGCTGTAGTAAAGTCATAGTCACAATCTACACGGTATTCAAAACCATTAAGGTTGTTCGAGTAGTCTTCTAAAATTTCTCCAAAGCTTTTAAGTTCATAACCTCTAAGTACTTGAGTATCTTGATATAGACCGCTTGTTTTATTTGACCCGACTGTAATACCTAGATCAGAGTTAGCAGTGTATGGACCATACGTGCCATAAATTGCCTTACTACCTAATGTAACAGTTCCTCCAGCAACAGTAATTTCTTCAATGTCTGGATACAATCTTCCCTCTGGGCTTGGCTGATCGTAAGTAAAAGTAGTAGGTGTAGGTGTTGATTTTATTACGTATCTTCCATTAAAGTTCTCGTCCAGTCTCTCACTAAAAAAAGAATCAACATTATTAATAACTACAACTTGACCTTGGGTTGCTCCGTGTGGTAGGTGAGTAGTCAGTGTTGCTACATTATTAACAAGCTTCTTTTTTGTTACGTATAAGGTTTTAATTCCTGGCAGACTTGTAGTAGAGATATTCGAACCAGAAAGCTCGAAACCAATTGATTTTGAGTCTGGAACGCTTGTTACAGTGTGGTATCCATCTAGTCCAGATCCAACCTCAACAATTTCAAATTCCTGACCCGGGACTAAAGTATGATCATCTAACGTTGTAAGTAAAACTCTTCCATTATCCCTTTTTTTAGATATAACAGATACTTCCAGAGTTTGTGCTGGTTCTATAATGTCATTTGCAAAACTCAAACCAGACATATCTGTAGACAGTTGAAACATAAGATCTCTAACAAAATCATATGTGTCAATGAGTTTTCTAACGGCTCCACTAGTAATAGCAGTGGCTGAGACATTGGCATAATCAACTGCAAAAGTAAAACTATTAGCGGAAGGAATACTCAAAACTTTATGGGTACCGTCCACAAGGGGGCTTGTATATGTAATTTTTACAAAATTATCTACTCTAAACCTATTTGGATCTATAGTAATAGGCTGTTCTGTTACGACAGTGGCAATCTTATTTGTAATAGAGAAAGATGAAATTCCAATGTAATCAGATCCATAGAGAAGAGTCTGCCAAACGTGTCTATGATAAAAATAACTTGTAAATTCAGATGCATCTATGGTTAAAGATTTACTGGATTCTTCGTACTTCCTACCCCAAATAATACCTCCCCAAACACAAACATCGTTACGCATAACATATACACCTGTTCTTCCAGGCATAGTTGCATCGTAGATATTTAATTTACTTGTTGCAGCGATAAGAGGAATAGTGCCGCTAAAGCTCCCTGCTTTTCTTAAAACTCTCTGATATGAAACCCCAGTAAAAGGGAGCTCCGCAATTATAGAGTTACTCACTAAATCAGTAAGAAAGTACCTATATGTTACGTCTGTAAGTCCAGCATCTAATGCCATTGTCTATTGTCTCTTTTCCATAGTTTTTTACCCTAGCCAAGCAGACCTATAAAATACTTTAACTAGCGACGTGCTAACTGAATTGTTGTCATCAAGAAATTCTATCTGATTATCTCCAGGCGCTAAAAAGAAGAAGTCAGTGAGAACATCGAGCTTTGCTCTTCCACCATCGTAGTTTCCATTTAAAAATACGTCCCTAGTGAGAGTGTTTATTTCTAGTAAATCTGGGCCAAAGTCTACGGAAGCACCAGTAATACCTGGTGTAAACGCAAGCTCTGTCTTTTTAATAGCAACTCCAGCTGTTTCAATATCTCCGCCTATACTGCTTACAATATCTGCTGACACCGAAGCATTTCCATTTACAGCAGCAAATGGAAGACTTCCAGAAACAACGGCAGAACCAGTATCAGCTGTAGAAGGGATTGACCTAGAAGCAGCGGCAAAACCACCTGTCACATATGGGCTAGCACCCTCTGGAGCAGCCGAAGCAATAACTCCACTTACTGCAGTGGTATATGTAAAAGTAGTTCCAGATGTTACAGATATAATATATGTACCGTTTAAAGAGGCAGCAGCTGAATCCATATTATTTATTGTTGCATATTGACCGTTGACAAAGTTATGAGGACTTGTTGTGGTTATAGTCGCTGTGCTACCAGTTCTAGATCTTAAGGAAACTGTAGATCCAGCAACACCATAAGCTACATTTCCACCTGTTTTACTGTATGTAAACGTATTTGTGCTAGGAACTGATGTAATTACGTAAGACCCGTCGAACGGGGATCCTAAAGATGAAACAACAACTGTTTCTCCAGTAAGAAAACCGTGCGTAGAAGATGTAGATAGAGTTACTACTCCTCCAATAAGCTGTTTTGCAACTACAGCTCTTTTAATAGGAATTACAGTTCCAGTGGTTGTAGCGATAGCTGTCTCATCTGGATTAGATATAGAGTAGCTAAACGTGGTGCTTGAAGGTATTCCAGTAACTGTATGAGTACCGTTGTAGCTAGACCCAACATCAGACACAACAACTTGCTCCCCTAAACTTAGCCCGTGATCTTCTGCAAGAGTTAAAGTAGCAATAGAAGAAAAAAGAGACCTTACTGAAACCGCATTTTGAGTCACTCTTTGAATTTTATATGTAAATGTTGTAGATGAAGGTGTAGAAACTATCTTATATACACCGTCAAAAGTATCATCAAGTCCAGATATGCCAACATTTTCATTGGCTACAAATCCATGATCAGATCCCATAGTAATAGTAGCAATATCAAGAGACATTTGTTTATTAGTTACTGCTTTACTGTTTGTTCTTGTAAGAGCATAGCTAAATGTTGTAGGAGAGTCGATGCTACTGATTACGTAAGTTCCATTAAAGTTGATATCAATACCAGAGATAGTAACAGACTCTCCTTCAATAAACTGATGAGCCTCGCTACATGTAAGAGTTGCAATATTAGAAATTAAAATACATCCAGTGACCACTCGTGGAGGGATTCTATTTTTAGAATATGTAAAACTTGTTGCAGTAGGTGTAGAAGCTATGGTGTATGTACCATTAAATACTGTATCTACATCTTGAATAAGAACAGACTGTCCTTGCAAAAAGTTGTGATCTGTTCTGGTTGTAATTGTTGCAACATTATTCAAAAGCTTTTTTGACACAATAGTTTCAATGGAAGACACGTTTGGAAAAATGCTGAAGGTAAATGTTGTATTTGTAGGGATAGATGTAACTTCAAAATCACCATTTAGGTAATCTTCAGAAAGACCGCTTACTTCTACAATATCTCCAACAAGAAGCCCGTGGTTAGTTCTAGTCGTAAGTGTAGCTATGTCCTCTAAGGTATCTGGATTAAAAGTAGTTTGCTTATTTACTATAGAAGAGTTGAGTCTTCCTCTTAAAGAGGAAACAATATATAAAAGCTTGTCGGTAGTTCTATTATAAACTCGTGCAGGTCCCGTAATAGGTCCATTAATTTCTAACTCGACAGGTGTCGAGACATTTCCATTATTTGTAATAACTAAAATTCCATCAGAAGAAGTTTCACGATTTTTTGCTGGAAGCTCGATAACATCGTATCCGTCTGGTTCAGCATCATTCCAAGAAAATTTAAGTGGGTTAGCGGCTTTTAATCCAATAGAAAATTCTGTTCTACCTCTTGCATTTACTGTTTGAATTTGAGGAGTACCGCTCAAACGCACAAATGAAGAACGCTTTCCATCTAAACCAGTTTTAAGCCATGCTCCTTTATAGACAAGATCAGTAGCTGCAATTAGACGATCTCGAGCTGCCTCAACAAGATCAGGAGTTGGAGTTAAAAATACTCCAGTAAGAGTAACAATTCTTGCCTGATATCTTCCTTTAATATCGTAATCACCATCACCAAAACCACGAGGAATTGATGGCATATCTGGCTCTGGATGACTCCACCATCCATCAATATCAGTAACAACCCAAGTAACACCAAACTCATCGATGGTGTTAAATACAAAGTCTCCAAGAACTATATCTGCTTGGAGCTTCATTCCAGTCAAATGAGGTTGAGGTAGCTTTGTTAAGCCTCTATCTACATAAAAGTTTTCCTGTGCTTGGTTATAAATTTCGCTCATTATGCGGCACCTTTACGAAGTTGGAAAGCAAGTTGACGAGATACAAGTGCAGCAAGCTCACGCTCGTCCATACCCGGCGCTGGGTTAACTGTGATATTAATACCGCCAGCAGGACCTGCAAGCATGCTAATCATAGCCTTATCACGCTTGGATAGCCCGTCTGGATCAAGAGGCTCGACACGCTCTGGTCGACCAGCTTCACCAATCATTGCAAGCATTCCGCCTGAAGTAGCTGGAACAATTCCACCTTTTGCAAGAGGAGGAATATTAGGTGTATCTAAAGTAAACCCTCTACCTCGAAGATATGGAATAAAAAAGTCATCAGGGAATTTTGCTTCAATTCTAAAACTATTCCATCTTGTAATAATCCAATTAAGAGCATCTCTAAAACCATCTCTAAACCCATCCCACAGGCCACTCGCTGCAGATGCTATACGACTAGGAAGACCACGGACCCATGCGACAAGAGAGTCCCATCTGCTTTCAATATTAGTACGCATGTCAGAGAAACGATCACCAATCCATGACCAGATAGCTAAAGCAGCAGTTCTAATGCGACCTGGAACTCCAGTAACCCAAGTAACAAGAGCAGTCCATCTACTTTCAATATCAGTACGCATGTCAGAGAAACGATCACCAATCCATGACCAAATAGCTGACGCAGCAGTTCTTATACGCCCAGGGATTGCAGTTACCCATGTGACAAGATCATCCCATCGCTTTTGAAGACCTTGCCACATTTCTGAGAAGCGATCAGTAACTGCTGTCCACATTCGGCTAGCAATTTCTGCAATTCTTCCTGGTATTGCTCTTACAAATGCAACTATCTCATCCCAGTTTTTAACAATAGCAAGGACTGCTAGGCCAATAGGACCAGTGAGGATAGCTAGGAGGAGAGGCCAGTTTTCCTTAATCCAATTCCAAACAACTTGAATTACTTCTTTAATCTTCTTAAATGCAGCATCAATTATTTCTCTAGCTTTATCGCTGTTTTTATAGAGAAGAACTAATCCTCCAATAAAGAGAGCAATGAGGGTTATGATCAAACCTATTGGGTTAGCAAGTAGAACAGTGTTAAGAACTCTAAAGACCACTGCAGCAGCTTTTATAACTCCATTTAATACTCTTATAGCTATTGATTTTGCTTTAACAAATACGGTACTTGCTGCGATTTTTGCACCAAAACTTTTAATGGTGGCAATAGACCCCATTACAGAGTTTTTATAGAAAATAACACCTTTAGCAACTTTATTGAAACCAACAGAGGCAGCAAGCAGGAGACCAGAGAAGGCTAGGAATGCTTTACCAATAGGGTTATTGAGAACAAATACAAGAGCATCCAACGCACCCTTGAGAATGTTAAAGAAGAGCTGGATTGGGGCAGCGTCCACAACAAGCTTTAAGAATTTTGCAAGAGAGATAATAAAATCACCAAAGGCAGGTAAAGCTTCTGTAATATTCTGAGCAACATCACCAATGATAGGTATGGCTTCTTTAAGCTTGTCCATGAACTTCCCAAAGCCCTCACTTGCCGCTACCTTTACTAGCTCTACAATTAGTAGACCTATTACATCTAGTAATTTAGTAGCGTTTGTGGCTATATCGAGAAGAAGTTGTTTTAGAGGAGCATTCTCATCTCCGCCAGCAGTAAATGCTTCCCACCCTGCGGTAGTCTCCTTTAAGTAATCTAGGAATAGCTGACCTCCAGATCCTGGACCAGTTGCTGCATCTAGAAGATTTCCAATAGTAGAGAAGGTGTTTCCAAAAGCAGCAGAAAGGTCTCTAAGAACCCCCGTTCCTTTTTCAAAAGTTTCGTTTAGCTCTCCTGATTTCTTTTTCTCTTCTACAGAGTTTTTAAAAGCTTCTGCTTTCTTTTTAGCAAACTCTGAAAACTCCACTACATATGGAGAAAATGCAGCTTGAAGTGTTGTCATCGCTGAAGCAAAGGCAATAAAAGCATCCCCAAGATTCCTAATAATAGGAGCCATGTCATCAAATATCTTTTTTATCTCTGCTTGTTTTTCAGGAGTGACAAAAGCATCTTTAAATCTTTTAGCTACATCACCTAATTCTCCAGCTATGTTCTTTAAAGGAGTTCTTAGGAGAGGTATATAAACCTCAGCAAGTCCAGTTACAGCCTCTGTAAACCCTACGAAGAACTCGTCTTGCATTTCTTTCTTAAGCTCTTTTAGTTCTGCTTTTATAGGCTTCATTGCTTCAACAAATTTTTGAGCCTCTGGAGAGAGCTTAGCCATTGCTTTCTCGTACTCGCTAAGTCCACCAGACTTCATAGCTTCTTTTTGTGCCGCTATAGCATCTGTTACAGCTCTATTAGCAAGTTCAAGAGCTCTTAAATTCTTTTTTTCTAACTCCCCGTTTGCTTTTGCATATTCTTTTGCAGCATTAAGCGCCTCAGTTGCCTTTGTTAGGTCTTTTGTTGCTTTGAATGCAGCTACCTCAGCGTCATTTTGATTTTGACGAGCTTTTAGTAAAGATTTTTCAGCATTAATAACGTTTTTGTTTCCGTCAATGCCTTCTTTATTTGCTTGAGCGGTTTTCTTTCGTAGATCGCCATTTTTATCAATAGCGCGACGAAGATTAAGATCTGCTTCAGCAAAAGCAAGCTCAGCCTCACGGCGAGCACGAGAGTTTGGTGGAAGGTCTTGAACACGCTGTAAAGACTCACGAGCTTTTTCAAACTCAAGGCGTGCTTTCTTTTCTGAGATGACCCCGCCTTCAAGCTCAAAGCGAAGTTGCTGGATTGCTTCTTTAGCATCTTCACGAGCTTTAGTGACATCATCAAGAGCTTCAGCAGTTGCATCAACCGAGTCTTGATACGAACGCTCGGCGCTTTCAACTGCTCTTCTTGCATCTACTTCGGCATCTGCAGCATCTGTTATTGCATCTGCAGCATCTTTTGTTGCTTTTTGAGTTTGTTTTACGGTTTCGTTATAATTATATTTTGCATCTTCTAAGTCTCTAGTAGCACGAGCAAGAGCTTTTTCTCTTTCTGCCGCTCCTTCAGTTGCTTTACTTTGAGCCTTTAATGCATCCCCAACTCCACCAAATACAGCCTTAAGAACTCCTGCAGCAACTATAACTGAACCTAAAATCCCTAGTAACCCAAGTAGGGCAGGAGCTAGAGCAGCCCCCACTGTCACAGCTAGAACACCTAAACCACCAATCAATGCTCCAATTGCACCACCTGCCGCTGTAAAGGCAGCTCCTAATAAATATCCTTTTGCTGCAAGATCTAAGAAATCTTGTCTTGCTTTTTTAAATACTCCTATTTCCTTGTTAGTATAGAATTTTCTAAAAATAACCATTCCATCAGTATTGTTCTGGAATCCTCTAGAAAAAGCTTTTCCAGCTTTATTACCAGCTTTATCGCCAGCAGAGTCAGCTCCACCAAATGCTTTATCAATATCATCTTGAACACCAGTGGTGATGGCTTTAACAAGTATGTGTGCTTCACCAACTAATGCCATGCGCCATCACCTCCAATGCTTCTAATAAACTTAGTGCCCGATAGGGGCATCTAGTAAATCACCAAAGGGTTTTGATGATTCTGGGTTAAAGTCCGTTGCGGGAACATAGGACTTTGTAGGCTCCTTTAAAGGATCTACTGGGACTATTTCTTCATCATCGTAGAATTCTCCACTTGAGTTAGCTGTTTTATAGTCCTTGCTTGATCTGCCAAAAGTGTAGGTTCGGTTATAGAGAGATTTATAGATTAACTCTCTAGCCTTATCTTTGGCCTCACTCTGCTCAGCGGAAGATGATTGAGAAAAATCTTCTTCCATATAAAAATGCATAACATCTAACATGTCAGACATTTCTAACTCAGACAATCGGAGTCCGCTCACTATAGCTTTTCCATTTACATACGGCCAGAGTTCTACTGCCCACTCAGAGATTGCTCTGGCCCCGACGTAGGGCGGCCTGAATACTCCTCCACTAGCCAACCAGTGATCTCTCCAAGAGATTCAATAGTTACAATTTTATCTGGAGAATCTAGTAGTACAAGAAATCTGTCGTAGCTTTCTTGAATCATAGCTTTAGAAAAAAAGCTTGTAATAGTGTGAGAAACATCCTCTGCTTCTCCACTTTTTGCATTAGCAACCATATCTAGCAAGGCTTTTCCTTGAAGACTAGGCTTGCAATGAAACTCTTCTCCGTGAAGTTTAAAAGACAGTGGAGCTAAATTAACCTCTCCACCACTTCCAAAATCCTTAAATCGTGTTGTCATCTATTATTCCTATTCTGTCGTTTATAAACTATTTTCACAGTTTATTGTTAGTTAATTATAGCTTGTCTCTGAGAGCGTCAGCTAGATATCTGTTTGCTTTAGTGCCTGGATGGTTAACCGCATGGGCATATACGACGGTTCCTCTTGAAACAAACCTAAGCATTTTTGCTTTTTTAGGTGTTATTACATGAGGCTTTGTTCCTTCGTGATGTGCTAATGCATAGTTAAGATCTGAACCAATCCAGATTTGCTGCCCTCTAGGATCTCTCATATGTCTCATATGTAGAGATGCCCTTAATGCACCTGTCCTTACACCTACTCGAGCACGAGCAGATATAAGAATTTCATTTCCCTTACGTTTTAGGTATTGCCCGACTGGGCCACCTTCCTGATTGAGCAGTCTATCTAAAGCTCCAGGATAATAAATAACCTTTGCCATTATGGGACCGCTACAGTTAGTGTCATCGTAACTGTTTGAAAACCACCTTCAGGAGCACCTGTCTCAACAGTTGCAATAACACCCATACCAAAAGAGCCACCTGTTGACCACTGGTCTAAGGCCCTAGAGCTATCAAGAAGAATCCATGCATCATATGCAGATATTTCTGAAAAAGCTTGAATGTCGTCTGCTGCTGGAGCTTTACCGTTCATAGAAACTGTAGGAACTTCTCTAGATACAGAAACAAGAAGAGTTGCACTGCGTGGATCGTTGCAGCGTCGTGGCTCTGTTGCTTCATCTCCAGGAGATCCGATATACATTTGTAGCATTGAAACTACAACTTGCTCACAATCCACAGAAGGGTTTCCGAGTGTCCAATATCTGCGACCTGGAAGTGGCATCGTATATGATGCATATGTACTGATTACCGAGTCAAGGACTCCCTGCATAAGGGCAGCCAAATTTTTAGCTGCGTCATCTACAGTTGCTGTATTAATAGGTGTAGGCATATGTCCTCTTGTCTTTAGTTTGTAGTGCTATACAGTATAGATCGGTATTGTTCTTTCCCCCAGCTGAATGATTACATTGCTGGAGACAAGGTGAACAACTTCGTTTACTGCTGGATTTGCAAGACTTGGGCGCACTGCATAGAGATCTAACACTCCTGGATCACGAGGACCAACAATGCTATTAATTTGAGAGTAAGTAGCGCTTATTCTAATAGTGTTTTCTACACGATCAATGACAGCAGCGTTAGGGATTTCAGTAGTTGTATTGTTATTGATATCTGAAACCTCTGTAAGAATTGTCCATGCGCTATCTCCATCTAAGAAGTCAGCGGCAATCTCTGAGAAATAATAAATGTTAGATGTTCCATCTGCGCCAACATAAAGATCGTTTGCACTAAGAGGATAAAGAGGTGATGCGCCAGTGATACGGCGAGCACGAGGAATATCTGGGGAAAAGACACGGGAGCGAGCACGAGCCTTATCTGGGTTAGCTGTCTTAAGAAATAGATCAATGGCATAGATGCCAGTACGAAGTTCATCAATAAAATCTTGGCTGTCAAGAAGAGTGTACGAGACACCTTGACGAGAAATAGAAGTCACACGTTGCGGTAGGGCGCATGTATCATCACCCTCATATAGTTTAACTAACTCGGTAGCTAAAACACGAGCAGCAGCCCTTCCAGCAGTTGGTGGAGGGCTTCCATAGGTGTATGTAACCTCAACACGAGATGAGAACCAATTAGCTCCTGAAACTCCAATAAGAGTTGAATGATCTGCAAGATAGTACTTACTTGGATCAATAATATCTCCGTCTAAATTTCTAACGGTATGTATTTTTACAACCTTGCGGCCACGTAGCCTTAGGCGAGATGAAGAGGTTGTTCCGTCTCCTTGATAATCTTTATCATATCCAAATCCTGCATATGGAACATTTTCTACGTTTCCATCAACAAGTACTGGAGAATAATTAAAATCTGTACCAGATGTTCTTAAATACGGGTCAAAAGAAGATACATAACGCTCTGTAACAGTTGTTATCCCTGAAAATTTACGACCTGACATTCCCCATAAAAGATAAGAAGCAGTCTTTACGGCATCATAGGCATAGTCAGAATCCCCATATGCGCCAAGTTCTTCTGGGGTTACCCATAAGTTACTCATAAACTCTTCCCGTCTCTAATAAAAAAGGCGGGCAACGTGTCAACGGTATATACCATCGGTACGCTGCCCGCCTTCTCTTATCTAATTACGCTGATGGATCCTCAGTTGATGCAATAATGAAGTCAATTGCATTGTCTGCATTGTAGTCTGAGTTACCAGGTACGTTGTAGGTTGAAGTTGATCCTTGTGAAGCAAAGTCTGAAACCGATAGATATCCACGGTTACGAAGTACTGTGCCTGTTGGTGAGACTGCTGTAGATGTAACATCTGTAGCGGTCTTTGCAAAACGGAATGTTGTTGGTGTTGGAACTGCAGTGATTGTGTAAGTACCGTTGAAGGTGCTATCCACGCCAGCTACAGTCACGCTCTGACCAGCGAGGAAACCGTGTGCGGTTCCTGTTGTCAAAGTAGCAACATCTGATGTAAGGGACTTGTTTGAGATTGTGTTAGTTGCTTCATCAAACCAGCGGTAGAAGCCCTTAAGACCTGTTGGAGCCCATGAAGCACGAGCATATGAGTATGAACGCTCAGATGCTACTGGGAACTC